ATTACTATGTTTTTTAATGTTTGACTACAATGACTACAATAAATTCCTTATTCTTTGCCAGAAAAACTCCGTAGAAAAGAATAGGGATTTTACTGTTTTTTCTGTTTCACTGTTGACAATAGGATAAATAGGATAGATGTACAGGAATCCGGGTTTGCCTTAGAGCCATCCGGGTTTTTTTCATTTTTCGGGTAGGTGGAGGGGTAACCCGGCCCCCTCGACGGTTGACATAATTCCCCCTCGGGTGGGGCCAGATCGTCCGGCCCGGTGGCGTGTCCGCGCTTTGCGGACACTTTCCCCTATTTTGGCGCTATTTGTCCGCCGTTGACGGATTATAATCTCGCATAATAGGTATTATGCGAGATTTAGCACTCGCAAGGCAAGAGTGCCAATTGGTGTCAAGTGATTTTGCTTGACAGTTGCTCGGCTCGCCCGTTACGTACGACGTATGACGTCTTACGACCAGACGACACTTGTAGTCTGACACCTTGTCAGAATAAAATAGTACACGCCCGGCTGCGTGTATTACAAAATAGTAACAAATGCTATTGATAGATCATGCTATCCCCAACCAATAAAGGCATATATCATTAGAACGCAAATAAGCGCCGTATAAGCCACGGCAGCGCAAACCATATAAACATACTATCAAGCACCTAAAACGCCGTAGAACGCAAAATATGGGCCATACAGGCAAAGCCACATTAAACATTGAATTAATCCGAGAAAAAAGCGCACTTGCAAACGTGTGGCAAAATGCACAATCGCAAGCGCTTGAATTTGTGCAAAACGTAGAAACGACGGTTTAACCGAAAAAATACGGTTTAACCGCTTGACAAGGCGGTTTAACCGATGTATTATAAAGCCACAAAAGGAAAGCAACAAACCACGAAACGCGCAGCCGATCGCCGTACAAGATCGGGAATGTACCTTGACAATTAAAGCGTTATCCGGCAGCGCGACAAAACGGTTTATTGTGTTCCGATCAAGTGAAATAAATCCGTAGACGGTGCAAAAGCTGGTGTAGGACACAATACAAAGTGATATTTCCCTTTTCCCTTTTCAACAAGCGCGGAAACAGTGTAAAAAGCTGTTTCCCGTTTGTTTATGTGCCTTGAATAGCCAAGCAAGACAAGGCATATAAACAAGCGAAAAACGCTTGAATAATTATTGAAAAGGGGAAAAGAAAAATGTTTAACTACAATGAAGCAGTAAAGGCCGACGTGCTGGACTACATCCGCGACAACTACACCGCCGAAGAGTTAGCCGAAAAGCTGAAAGATAAAGACAGTTTCGCGGAAGAACTCAACGACACGTTGTGGATTGATGACAGCGTGACGGGAAACGGAAGCGGAAGCTATACTTTCAGCCGTTGCAAAGCTAAAGAGTTTGTCTTTGCTGATACCGAAACGGTGCAAGAAGCACTTTCCGAATTTTGCATTGAAGAAAGCACAATCGCGGAAAAGTTTCTTTCCGAAGATTGGGAATACTTCGACGTGACAGCGCGGTGCTATTGCTTAAGCGTTGCAATTTATGAAGCATTGGAAGAAGTCGAAACAGAAGAAGAGTAAAAAACTTCTTCTGTCGTAGCAAGACGGCAACTTGTTACCTGATGAAGACAAGCCGAAAATTTGAAAAGGAAAAGGAAGATAAAACAATGAAAAATTACGGTAACACGCTTTTGGGGTATTTCAAGTCCGGCCTTGATCGGCAGCATTGTTCTATTAAGTATTTCAACCGCGAATTTCTTGCAATCTTTATCACCGAATACAACGAAAGCAAGAAAAACGGCGTTGCAAATTACGAAAAGACGAAAACAACCCGTTTCTACAATGAAAACGGTGGCAGCTATTGCGTCTTTCTGGAACTCTGGAACGAATACAAGCAAGGCATGGAACGCGCCAAAGCATACGGATTTTAATAACAGCCAAAGCGCACAAGAAAAACAGCTTGTGCGTTTTCACGGTTATTAAACCGAACAAAAAATGAAAAGGGGAATTACATCATGAAATATCCGAATTACTACCACGGGAAAGAAACGCTTGTTTACTATTCTATCGTTTTGTGGCCTGTTTCCGATCATTGGGGCAAGTCTGTAAAGACTGTTTACAAGACGGCAAAAGGCGCGGAAAGAAAAGCGCGGAAAGAAATGGAAAGCGGCTTATATAAAGGCGCTACAATTCGGGAAGAAAAAGTATTTCTGCGTGACGAAAACAACGAATTTTCTTCAAGTGGCGTTTATGCCGATTTGACAGCATAAACAATCAGCGTTTCGGCGCTGATAACAGAGCATAAGAAAAAACTTGTGTTCTGTTATGATTGCCGAAAAGCGATCAAAACATTATGAAAAGGGGAATTATTACAATGAATACTTGCTATGTAGTAAACGGCTATATTAACGGCGTTTGCTGTCTTTCTGCGGCCTATAAGCGCAAAGGAACAGCTATTAAAAGCTATGACAAGCGCGTTGAATCAGCCTGTTATGATCGGGTGGAGCTTATGCTTCAAAATGCGGTTTACTTTGCTGATACTTCGCTTCTTCTGCGCTCATGGAGCAAATAAACCCATTCTGCGTCTTTCTGCGTATGCAATCGGCTTTTCTAAAGGGTTTTACCGATAAACAACAAAAGCCCTATTCCATGCCGAAAGGCACAAAATTTGAAAGGGGAAAATATTATGGTATTCGCAAAAATCAGACAGAATAAAGGAAACTACACTGAAAGTCTGTTCTGCGCTAATAGCGATCTTGAAGAATTAAAGCAGCTTCTTGATATCACCGTTCTGCGCGTTCTGTATTTTGAAATCAACGGAAGAAACTATAAAGAACGTAAGAACAGTCTGCGCGATCTGGCTATTGATTTTCAGATTGAAAACGATGGTAATACAGATGTTCAGTTGAGCTTGGGAGAAATAGGAGCAGCTTGTGACTATTTCGAGCGCATGGGCCGACGCTATGGACTTCTGCGCGAGTTTCGTGAAAACTGCATTTGCTAATAGCTTTCTGCGGGATTTGAGCTTATCAAGTCCCAGCCCAGCCGGAAACGGCAAATAATTTGAAAAGGGAGATTATATCATGAAATTTACTATCAATACACACGATCTGCAAAAGACTGTTATTGCGCTTATCAATAGCAAGTGCTGTGTGAAGGACAGTATTCTGACTGCCGAGGACTATGACCGCCTGATTGATATGTTCACCAATATGAACAAGCTGTGTTCTGCGGAAAACGATTGGACTCTTTCTGTTTCTGTCAACGAGAGAACGCCGAGAATTATCGTTGAGGTTAACGGCGGCATGGTTCAGGAGGTTTACTCTGACCGCAAGGTTGATGTCGATGTTCTGGACTATGACAATTACTACTCTGACGATGAAAACGAGGACTTCTACGAGGATTTGATGATCGAAACCGCCACGCTAAAAAAGGCATGGTAATCCCTTCTGCGGTTCTCATGGGTTTATCCTTAAAGCCCATGTCCACAAGCGAAAAGGGAAAAGTTTTAGTTGACAAGGTTTAACCGATTGTGATAGAATAGGTTAAACCGAGAAAAGGAGCGCATATGAATATGTACGAAAGTGAAGCGAAAAGAAAATGGCAGAAAGAAAACACTGTGTTTATCGGCGTGAAGCTGCAAAAGTCAACAGATGCCGACATTCTGGCCTTTCTGCAAGACAAACCAAATCAGACAACGATCAAACTCGCACTCCGTGAGTACATGAAAAACCACAAGGAGGAGGAAACCTAATGGCGTTACTACTTATCCTCTTCTGCGTCTGGGGAACGGTCGAACTTGTCCGCATGGGCAAGGAAGAGAGACGAAAGAAAGAGCTGGCCCGACTCAAGGCAGAGCAGGAGAGACAGAAAAGACAGGCCCGGGAGTTTGCTATCAGACAGAGAGAGATGGCAAAGGAACAGGCCGAGATCGAGAAGGAACAGCGGAAACAGGCGGCGGTTCTGGAGAGACACGAGCAGAGGATCACCGAACTGGAGTACAAAGTGGAACAGGCCACAGCAGACATGGCACACTGGAAGGAACAGCTTTCCCTTCTATATGCCCTTCTGGATGAGGCCGAGCTTCAACAGTCCGGCCTTCTGCCCGGAAGCAAAGAGTTTATCAAAGCGCAGAATAAGATCCTCACGATCAATAACAAGATTCACAGCGCAGAGACGAAGTACAACAAGGCCAAGCATATCAAGGCCGTAGCAGAGCAGGAGCTTTCTGCATGAGGGAATCACACAAAAAAAATAGAGCCAGAGGCGTGATTGCTTCTGGCTCTTTTTTGCGTTCTATGCGAGAAACAATGCTTTGAGTCTATCCCAAAACGATTGGTAGTATCTGACTTCTGTTTCCCGTTTCGGTTCTAATGATATAAGATAATCCCCTGCTGAATAGCACTCTATCGTGGCATTCTCTCCGACAGGACGCACAATAAAGTGAATATCAGTAAGAGGCGGTTTGGGGACGGTAAAGAACTTCCGATAGGTGAGTATGTCACGACATCGGCTCTTGCAGTCAGCATCCCCCCAATACCATTCTGTAGTTTCTATGTGCCGTTCTTCTCCTATGATATTACCAGTCCAGTTTTCTACGTCTTCTGTTATTCTCCATCACCCTTTCTACTCGCCCCCATTAGAGCGTAACTGCTCTTCTGGGGGCTTTTTTGTTGTTATAGCCTACTAATGATTTCTTCTGTGCAATCGGAAACAGAATCGAAGGTCAATTGCTCTGCTATGACTTCATTGATTATTCTAATGGCTTTCTTAACCGCTCTTGGCTGGTATGTTCTGTTCTCATCGTACACATCCATTGAGCAGAACTCAAAGTCACGGCACTTGTTGCTGTGCTTAATCTGTGCATCCGTCAGTTCTTTCTCTTTGATCTCGCACCAGTTTCCGTTTGCCACATGGCAAGCTGTGCAATAGCGGCAGTATTGCGTCATCGTATCGTCAGCGTTCCCACGTTATTGATGTGCATATTGTTGTTGCCGTTCTGGACGCACACGGTAGACGGGGAGAACATCGTGGTCAAGGCGATGATGCAATAGCCATTCTGCAATCCGTACTCAGGCACATCACGCAGTACATACGACACATCGCGCACAGCCCGTCTGCCCGTATAGTTCTCTCCGTCCCACTCGCGGAGGATGAGCGTATCGCCGACTTGCACATCGTCTTCGTCTTTCCGCAGTTCAAAGGTCTTTCTGCAAGCCTTGACTTCCTTGAAATACTCAGGCAGTATCTTCTTCTCTATCGTTTTGCCCATAACCGTCATCTCTCCCTTCCACATACTTGTCTCTAAACTTAAACTTTCTGTTCTCCTCGCACCACGGACAGCCACCGTGGTTTCTGCACGTTGGGTCGATTGCCTTGCTACCTCTGTACGGCCTTCTGTGTTCTTTGCCGTGTTCTATGGATTTATCGAGGCTCATGTACACGCTACCCCAAGCGCAAACCCTATAAGCATCCCGGCGAACAGCGCCACCGCAGAAATAGACACCGTCAATTTAGTCATTCCCTTCTGTCAATTTCATCATTTCACGCAACTATGATCATCTTACCAACCCCTAAGTCAGTCTTAGCTTTTAAGGCCGATTTAGGGGTTTTCTTTTTGTCTACTAATTTGTCGTGCGCTTCTGTTCCCTCACGGCTTTCATTCTTTCTGCAAGAGCTTGTCTTTGCTCTTCGGAATAATTCATCCGCTTGGGCGCTCTCACAGTTATCCAGCCGTCAGGAACGTGATACACGACACTGCCGTCTTGGTTCTGTGCGACCAGCTCGACATCCGGGTGGCCTTCTGCGAGTCTGGCGAGGTGGTTGCGGATCTTGGTTTCCCCTGTGGAGATCGTCCAGCGATCACGGCCTCCCTCATGTTCGTACACAGTTTCGTTATAGACTTCCATGCTTTACCTCAGTCCGGGAGATCGACGTCTGCATACTTCGCAGCGACCTCTTCTGCACTCTTTCTCTCGCCGAGCGGGTCTGCGTTCTCAACCACAAGGCCCTGTTGCTCAAAGAGTCCGAAGTGAGCTTTTTCAAACCAGATGGTCAGCACACGGTCAAGGGAGCCAGCCGCACCAGCGGCCTCAATTCCTGCGGCTACCACGGCGTCCATGACTTGCACGAACTCTTTGTACCGGGGATCGTTGCTTCTGGACTTGCCGTTTCTCCACGCAGACACGGTGGTTGTGTTGAGTCCGAGCGCGAGGTGGCAGGTCTTGACGAGCATGGGCATCCCGCTCTGGGTGCAGAGCATGACGTACTTTTCCAGCGCGTTCTGCATGGACTCGATGCTGTTATGGTCTACGGTCTTGCCCAGCATCCAGCATTGCCCCACGAACCAGCCAGCGGCCCGGTTCAGCTCTGCCTTGTCCTCACGCATCATCGGGGACATGGGGCTGTTCTCCCAGTTGGCAAGCGCAGACTCTTCTGCAAGCTTCTGTTTGTTTCGGCTCCCCTTGGGTCTGCCTCGCTTCTTCGGAGGCTCTTCTGCGGCCTTCTGCTTCTTGATGTTGTCACGGCTTATCATGTTGCTGATGACTTGCTCCGTGGTTCCGTACTTCTCAGCGATGCGCTTGTGCGTCCAGCCTCTCCCGGCAAGCGCTTTAATCTGGCGAAGGTCGAGCTTCTCCTTCGGAAGCTCTTTCTCTTCGCCTGTTTCTTTGTCTATGAATACTTCAGCTATTGTTCTCATCTCCCTTCTGTGCTTCTTCCAGCTCTGAATCGACCACCAGCGTGTGCGTGTTGAACAGCAGGAGCGGAACGAGCGCAAAGCACAGGATCCACCAGCGCTCAAAATGCACAGCTCCGAGCGCAAAGGCTACGATGCCCAGAGCGCAAATGATTGTGTCCACTACGGCTAACACGATGTTGATAACAAACAGCTTCTTACTCATGGTTCCTCCCAAAATGGTTTAGGTTCTTCTGCGGGTTCCGTGGCCTCCCCTTTCTTCTGCCAGCATCTCTGCATCCCATAGTTCCCGATCCTTCTGGGGTTCTTGCACCGCTCCCAGTCAGGGAGCTTGTTGAGGATCCGACCCAGATCCTTGCTTTCTGCAAGGGTTGGTTCTCTGGGAAAGTCCGGGTTTGGAGACAAGGCACGATGGCACACCTCGCGCACACAAGTCAGCTCTCCGGGGTTCTTTCTGTCGAGAAACGCCTTGATAGCACCCACCCGCCAATCGTCCTGCATGGCGTTTTCCTGCGCTTCACGATAGAGAGAGACGAGTTTGCGGTCTGCATAGTTTGGCATCTCTCCCCGTTCCATCAGTACCTTTGCCTCGGCCCAGCACTGCATGATGTAGTCGCGGATCTCGTCCTCATGGTCGAATATTTCGTATCCGTTGCAGTGGACTTCGACCGGGTAGTATCTTCTGTTCCCGGTCTTGTCCACCAGAGGGTTGCTGTCGTTCGATGTCCCGATGAAGATGCAGCGGCGTGGGAACTCGGAGACATTCTTATCCCACGGCTTTCTGTAGGAGTCCACAGCGCGTGTGATGTACGCCTTCACAGCCTCCTGATCCTTGTTCTTGGTGAGCGCGAGTAGCTCGGAGATCTCGCAGATCCACCGTCCTTGCAGTTGCTCAATGGCTGGCTGGCCTTCTACTGCGGTGATCTCCCCGTAGTAGCTGTCGTTGATCGCAAGCAGACGGATGAGCGAGGACTTGCCCTCACCTTGCTGAGTACCGATCAGGATCGGGACATCGTCGAACTTTGTACCCGGATGATAGAGGCGGTGGATGCCTCCGGCGAAGATCAGACGGGAAACCTCCCGGGTATACGGTGAGTCCTCCACCTTGGCCCACCGGGAGAGGAAGTGGCTGCACCGCGCCTCCCCGTCCCACGTTACGCTTTCTACAAGGTCAGCAACCGGGTTGTACCTCCGCTCCTCAAACAGGAGCCGCAGAGCATCCGAGTGCTTGTCCTTTGAATACAACCCATACTGACTTTCTATATAGTTCCTGCTGGATGCTTCATCTGCATCAGACCATTTGCGGATCTCTGTTTCACCGTTTTTCTGTTGCACATGGATCTCCGCTCTCCCGCTCAACTCGTTGTAGCGCACGTTTGCGTACTGCCTGTCGTTCAACATAATCAAGCGGAAGTTCTCGGTCGTGCAGAGAAGGGCATCATCCTTCCCGCCGTGGGCGAGAATGGACATCGTTTCTTTTCTTGTCAGGTACTTAACCATTCTCACCTCTTGTCACACAGGAGCATATCGAGCTGGAACGAGATGAAGTCAATGTTCTTCACGGC